GCCGGCGGTGATGTGGAAGGCTTCTCTGCTGTTGCTTTCCCGATTGTTCGTCGTGTCTTTGGCGGTCTCGTTGCTAACGATATCGTTTCGGTTCAGCCCATGAGCCTCCCCTCTGGTCTGATCTTCTTCTTGGACTTTACCTATGAAGCTAGCCGATTTGGCAATACCGGCGGAGTAGAACCTCGTTCCATTTATGGTACTGATAAGGTGGCAAAAGGCATCCAGTCCGGTGTCAATGTCATCGACTCTGCTCGCGCCGCTTCGAATGGCGGTCCTTATCTGATGGGTGGGACTTATGGCTCTCCCACTGGTTCTTTGACGGTTACCTCTTCGAACGGCGATCTAGGTTACGCTGGTTTTGACTTGGACCCTGCCTCTATTACTAACGCAAACTTGAAAAAAATCCGCTTTGACCCGGATTTGGTTTCCCTCGGCGCTAGTAATTACATTCTGGAGGTTAGTGTTCCTAAAGCACTCTTTACCGCTAAAGAGTTGGATACTGATAACCTTGCAGCAATTGAGTGTGATGGTACAGACATCAACGCATTGCTCAACACTACTCATACCGATGGGAACACCAAGCAACTGCGTCGTTTGACGCAGTACAACAGTGCTGGTGATAACATTCTTTTCTACTGGTCTACTTCTGTCGATGTTACCTCTGTCGGAGCAGGGGCCGGCCCTGAAGCGAATGGTGTGTTCCAACTTCCGATCAAAGACAATTTTAACGCATCCTCCACCGCCATTGGTGCTGTTGTTGGTGCTGATCCTTGGGGTCTTGAAGGTGCTGATGATGAGCCCAATGGCACCTTCGATGGTAAATCCCGTGACGAAATCCCGGAGATCGACATCAAAGTCGATTCGATTGCTGTCACTGCTCAGACCAAAAAGCTCAAAGCAAAATGGTCTCCGGAACTTGGTCAAGACCTCAACGCATACCACAACTTGGATGCAGAAGTTGAACTTACCTCGATTCTTTCCGAGCAGATTGCTCTTGAAATTGACCGCGAGCTTCTGAACGACCTCGTGAACGGCGCTACTGCTGCTACCCGTTACTGGTCGCGTTCCCCCGGTCTTTTCGTGGACCGAACCACTGGTGCTGAAATCGGCGCTGGTGTCACTGCACCGGACTTCACCGGTACTGTTTCCGAGTGGTATGAAACTCTTATTGAGACCATCAACGATGTGTCCGCAGAGATCCACACCAAAACTCTCCGTGGTGGTGCAAACTTCATTGTTTGTTCGCCGCAGATTGCAAACATTCTTGAGTTTACCTCTGGTTTCCGTGCTTCCGTCACTGCTGATGTTGCCAAAGGCGACATCGGTGCTGTCAAGACCGGTAGCCTTTCCAAGAAGTTTGACGTTTACGTTGACCCCTACTTCCTCAAGAACGTGATTCTTGTTGGTCGTAAAGGTTCTAGCTTCCTTGAAAGCGGTTATGTGTACGCACCTTATGTGCCCCTGCAAGTGACCCCGACCATCTTTGGTGTCGAAGACTTCGTGCCCCGAAAGGGTGTCATGACTCGTTACGCCAAGAAAATGGTCCGACCCGATATGTACGGTCTGGTTGTTTGTCGTGGACTTAACGGCGAAAGCGGAGCTTAATTGCTAACTTAGTTTAGCATATGGTTCTCCTCCTTTGAGTTAGCCCCCTTCCTTTGTTGGTTGGGGGTTTTCTTTTGTCTTCAACTATTTATTAGAAAACCTTATGAATCGGGAGATCTAATGAATGGCTATCCCCACATTAACACCTGTTAGTCAAACAAGCAAAAATATCTTACCTGAAACTGGGTCTGTTGCAAATGTAACAAGCACAGCAGTTCCTTTTGGGATTTACCTTAATTCCACCGACTTCTTATCAGGAGCGGCAGATCAGGTGGATTATACCTACCGAAAGTTGGGTGGAGATCTTCTTGAAATTGAATTATCAGAAAAGCAAGTTTATACTGCTTATGAAGAAGCAACACTTGAATACTCTTATCTTGTAAACATTCACCAAGCAAAGAACTCTCTAGGCGATTCTTTGGGGGCTACAACGGCTTCTTTTGATCATTTGGGGGAGTACAAGGCTGGAACCCTTTCTTCGTCTTTAAGCGGTGGAAACGTGGCTTTAAAGTATACAAAATTCTCTTATGGTTATGCTAGAAGGTTTGGAGATGCAGCCGCCACAGAAGCAACTGTTGGAGGCACTCAAAACTTCTATTCCTCTTCGTTTACTTTGAAGGATGATGTGCAAGATTATGATCTGATCTCAGCAATTTCTTCTTCTGTTGACTCTGGTTCCCTACCAGCAACAATTGATTATCAAAACAAAAGAATTATGATCAGAAGAGTTTATTATCTTTCTCCTAGAGCAATCTGGAGGTTTTATGGGTATTATGGCGGTCTGGGCGCAACAGGCAACTTGAGCACTTATGGTCAGTTTGCAGACGATTCCACTTTCCAGTTGGTTCCAGTTTGGCAGAACAAGGCCCAAGCAGCCGAGTATGAAGATGCAATCAGAACCAGAACGTCCAACTATTCTTATGAGATTAGAAATAACAAGATCAGGATCTTTCCTATTCCGCCTTCTCTCTTGAACAACAAAAAGATGTGGTTTGAGTTTACTGTAGATGGAGATGCTTGGGAGGATGACGCAGATCGACCCTCCGGTGTTGATGGTGTCAACAATATGAACACTCTTCCGTTTGCAAATATTCCATTTGAAAGTATCAACTCGATCGGAAAGCAGTGGATTAGAAGGTTTGCCTTGGCCCTTTCAAAAGAAATGCTGGGACAAATTCGAGGGAAATTCAGCACCCTTCCAATTCCGGGTGAGTCTGTTACTCTTAACCACTCTGAATTGCTTTCACAAGGTAAAGAAGAACAAGATAAACTAAGAGAAGAACTAAAAACAATCTTGGATGAAATGACTTATCCAAAGTTAATTGAAACAGATGCTCAAATGACAGACAACGCACAAAAAGTTTTCACATCTGCTCCAAATTATATTTTGATGGGATAAGGAAGTAACAAATGTCAACAAACAACAAATGGTCACAGCCAGACGCTCCACCTCCTCCAATGTTTTTGAACCAGAAAGAAAGAGATCTGGTCAAGCAAGTCAACGATGAATTGATCGAGCGTGTCATTGGGCAAACTATTCTTTATTATCCCATTGATTTGGAGTTGACAAGCTTCCATCCTCTTTATGGGGAGTCTATGGAAAAGACTTTTCTTCCTCCGGTCAGGATTCACGCAATGGTTAAGTGGGATTCCCACGAAACAAATAATACAGGGTATGGGATTGATCGCTTAAGGAAGATCTCAATCAACTTTCACAAAAGAAGGTTGACAGAAGACCAAGACCTTTTTGTTAGAGAAGGCGACTTTGTTCTTTATGCTGATTTCTTTTATGAGATTGTTACCTTAACTGAACCTCGTCAACTATTTGGGCGAGGGGACAAGTCTTTTGAGATAATGGCAGAATGTATCCGAGCAAGAGAAGGAACTTTCAATGCACAATAAAAAAAGAGATGAAAAGCTAGAAAATGCGGAAGTTGTTTATCTTCAACCTTCAAACTTGGAAAACATTGATTTCTCTGTTTTTGAATGGGTCGATGAGCATCTTAATATTTCTATAGAAACAAACAAAGGCTTTGAAAAGGTTCCAGTTATTTGGACTTCGGCTGAAAGATCCTTTCAGTCTAAAAACGACAAAGAGCTTCGAGACTCTGAAGGCGGCTTGATCTATCCTATTATGACAATTGCAAGAACAAGCGTCACAAAGCCAAGAGACAAGCGCGGTGTCTTTTTTGCTCCAATGCCGGAAATCAATGACTATAGAGGCGGGGCAGTAAAAATCACAAAGAAATTAAATCAAAACAAAACAGCAAACTTTGCAAACGCTGATGCTTTCAAAAACCCCGGAATAAGACAAATCAACTTTGTTCTTCCAAAGAAAAGAGAAAAGAAAGATGTTTTTAAAACAATTTCTATTCCACTTCCGGTTTATATTGAAGCAAATTATCAAATTAGCATCAAAGCCCAGTTCCAGCAGCAAATGAACCAAATGATCAATCCATTTATTTCCAATGTTGGTGGGATTAACTATTTCCCCCTTTCTAGGAATGGGCACTTTTATGAAGCTTTCATTCAAGATGACTTTGGGATTGCAAACAACGTTGAGAATATGGGCTCAGAAGAAAGAACATACGAAGCAAAAGTAAATATAAATGTCTTTGCTTACCTAGTTGGTGAAGGCGACAATCAAGCGAAGCCTTTCTTGGTCGAAAGAGAAAACCCAGTTCAAGTTAGATTTATGAGAGAGAAATCTAGTTTAGGCGAAAAGAATGATCGAACTGATCCTGTAAAAGATTATAGAAACTTTGGAGAATAATTCTTTTTGAGCCTGATCAACCTATTTATTATAAGAAAAATGATATTTGATGTATAGGAGATTATTGAATGTCCGCTAAAAATTTTAGATTTAGATCCCCCGGAATTCGAATTGAAGAATTGGATCAAAGTTTTGTTGATGCTCCGGTTCTTTCAGAAGTTGGCCCTGTGGTTGTTGGGCGTTCCCAACAAGGGCCTCTGATGAAACCTGTTGTTGTCAACTCAGTTGACGAGTTTATTCGAGTTTTTGGTGTCCCTGCCGCTGGCGGAGTTTCAGCAGGAGATGGGTGGCGAGATGAAAACACTACTTCCCCCCACTATGGAGCACACGCTGCTGTTGCTTACCTGAGAAACGCTGCTCCTGTCACTTTTATCCGACTGGGTGGGTACCAGCACCCGCAAGCAACAGAAGACGGTTATGCTGGCTGGAAAACAACCGATATTACACCTGATTCTGATTTGGCAACCAACGGTGGCGCTTATGGTCTTTGGTTGCTGCCTTCGGCTTCTAGTGGCGAGCACGGAACAGGTTCTCTTGCGGCTGTTTTCTATGTTGATGAAAAAGCTTCTCTCTCTGTCGGCGAGGCGGCAGCAGCCAAAACTCATAAACTGTTTGAATTCTCTGGCAAAATGAACACCGCAGATATCGATATCTACTTTGCATCTTCTATTGCCGCTGGTTATGATGAAGCTACAACGAAACAATATTCTGTTTCTTTGAACCCTGATAAAGCAAACTTTATTCGCAAAGCAATGAACACAAGCCCTGTTGCTTGTAACTCTGCCTTGAGTGATAAAAGAGAACTTTTCTGGGTTGGTGAGACTTTTGAAGATAATATTAAAAAATTAGCAGATGCAGATGCAAATTCAAATACGTTAGCTTTCATTACAGCCTTGGATAAAGAAACCGAGAACAACAAAGCGGACTATAGATACCCAGCGCAAGCTGCAAAGACTGGTTATGTATTTTCACAAGATTTAGGAGTTAGGACTGCTTTTGACCCAATTGACAATCCTCCTCAAAGGCTTTTCCGCTTGGTTGGCCTTACGGAAGGAAGCTGGGCTTCGAAAAACCTTAAAATTTCCATTTCAAATATTCGCTATACAAAGGTGGACTCTGCTGCCGATCCTTATCCCACTTTCAGTGTTCAAGTCCGAGGGGTTGGTGACAGAGATGATGCTCCGGAAATCTTGGAAGCATTTGATGATTTGAGCCTTAACCCACGTTCTTCTGATTATGTCGCTAGAAGGATTGGAGACCAGTATCTTAAGTTGGATCAAACAACTGATAAGTTTGATGTTGTTGGAGAGTTTCCAAACCAATCTCGATACATTCGAGTTGAAATGCACCCGACCGTGAAAGCAGGTAATGCAAACCCCGAACTGGTTCCGTTTGGCTTCTTGGGCCCTGCGCGTCGACAAAAGTTTCAGATTTGCTCTGGCGCACTTGATCCCGCCACTGGATATCTTAACTGGTCTGGCTCTTATGCATCCTCCTCGGTAGCATACAGTCAAGATACTACTGGGGTTGTTAAGTGTATTACATCAGACAACGCCGGGGCATTAGAAGCCTTTACTGGCTCTTTGCAGTGGCCAGATTATCTTCTTCGAGTGACAGCTTCTAATGCCACTCGCGGATTGGCAAGAGGTGCTTACTTTGGCGTTCGAACGACACGCGAAGATACCGGTCGCTTTTATTCTAGAGCTTATTTAGACCTTACTTATCCCTTGGAAGGTAAAACTGGAGCCGGGATCGATCCATGGGAAAAAGGAACTGGGACGGTTCATACCTTTGCGTTCTCTTTGGACGACGTTCGACAAGCCTCTTCCTCTGCAAAGGGGTGGCAAGATGATGCAGTTTATGCTAATACAAACCGCAAAGTCGATGGTAACTCTATCTCTGCTACCGGTATTTATTATAAAGCAGAAGGTGCCGGGAAAGCGCCTGCTGAATGGGTGAAACTCTACAGCAACACTTCCGAAGGTTGGAAAACTGTTCTGGATGCTGGTTATAATAAATTCACAATGCCTCTCCATGGCGGTTTTGATGGTGTTGATATCAAACAAAAAGATCCTTTCTCAATTGATGAGTTGGATGGCGGCGCTTCTTCCGATGGCCGAGAGAACTATGCTTGGTACTCGGTCCTCACGGCTATCAAAATGTTCAAAGACCCGGAATTCTTGAGTGCAGATGTTGCAGCAGTTCCCGGTCTTATGGAGCCTAATTTGAACGTTCAACTGGCTGATTATGCTCGTGAAAGAGGTGATATGCTGGCAGTTCTTGATTTGGACTCGCAATATCGACCGCTGGAAGTTCTCAAACCCTCTGACGTTGGTACAAACGCGAAAAGAGGAACTGTCTCTGGGGCAATCAACCACCGACGAGGCGACTTGGCACAGGTCAATCATTCTTATGCTTGTACTTTCTATCCTTGGGTTGACATTGTTGATGCGAGAAACAACGCAACTGTTGCTGTTCCTCCTTCTGTTGCAATGCTTGGTGTGTTTGGTCGAGTTAAGCAAGCTTCTGATGTTTGGTTTGCTCCGGCAGGCTTCAACCGAGGTGGTCTTTCTTCCGGTCTTGCCGGCGTGACTGTTGTCAACGTGAAAGATAGACTGACTTCTTCTGAAAGAGACGACCTTTACGACAACGGAATTAACCCGATTGCTAACTTCCCCGCAGAAGGTATCGTGGTCTTCGGACAGAAAACCCTTCAACTGGAAAGGTCAGCATTGGATAGAATCAATGTTCGACGACTGCTTATCTTCCTGAAGCGAAGAATTTCGGCAATCGCAAAGACTGTTCTTTTTGAACAGAATGTTGAATCGACTTGGAGAGACTTTGCTAAAAAAGCAAACGCTGTTTTGGAAGAAGTGAAAGATGGTTTGGGTCTGGTTGACTTTAAATTTGTCTTGGATAAAACAACCACTACTCCGGATCTTATCGACCAGAACATTCTTTACGCAAAGCTTTTCATTAAGCCGGCGAGAGCGATTGAGTTTATTGCTCTGGACTTCGTCATCACAAACACAGGGGCAGAATTCCCAGAATAATATATAAGAACTAGTTAATAATAAAAGTAGGAGAACAAGAGTAAATGTCAATTAATCGCTTTTGGCACCAAAGACAAATTCAACCTAAACGCCAATTCAAGTTTATCGCAGAGATTGGTGACGGTTCTGTTCTTTATTCTTACGTTGTAAGAAAAGTTACCAGACCGGAATTTACCATTCCAGATAAACAACACAAGATCTTGGGACACGAGTTTCACTTTCCTGTTGGAACTCAACAGTGGAACACTATCAATATCGAGTTTATGGACATTGCCGGAGAAGGCGATGACCTTGGCAAAGAAAACGCCGCTCTTTATCTCCAAGATGTGATTTACGCTTCTGGTTATCAATATCCTTCTTCTTTGCCCGATGCTACTGTTGGTATCACCAAAGGCAAAGCAACCACTGCTATGGGAAGCTTGGAAGTTTTTCAATTGGACGCAGAAGGAAGAATCTTGGAAACCTTCAAGTTTCATAACCCCTTTATCACAAAGATCAATTGGGGTGGTGACTTTGATTATAACGGCGAAGACTTTGTGATGCCTAACATCGACATTCGTTACGATTGGGCAAAAATCGAAGCAGGCTCCGGAGACTTCTACAACCCCGTCAGCCTTTCCGCTCAAGAACGCTCTTCCAGAGATGGCTTGGTTTCCGGCTTGAACACCCCCTTCGGTTCTCGCGGAACTGGTAACGGCCCCGGTGGGACTTACTAAATTAGACAATGAGGTGATTAATGTCTTTAAGAAACAATTCAGAACGGCTTGGTGCCCATCCTTCGGGTGAGTCACCGGCTCCTTCCTTTTCCGAAAATCAATTTTCTTTTGTCCTTCCAACAATGTTAGTCGAACTTCCTTCAAAGGGAAGAATGTACGAAGAGAATCATCCTTTGCATGGACAAGAGCACATTGAAATCCGAATGATGACAGCAAAAGATGAAGATCTTCTAACAAACCCTGATCTGATCAAAAAGAAAGTGGTTTTGGATCGTTTGATCCAATCTCTTTTGGTTGATAAAAGATTGAGAGTTGATGATCTTCTTGTTGGCGATAAAAACGCTATTCTTTTCAATGCACGAATTGCGGGATATGGTCCGGAATACAATGTTGAAATCTCTTGTCCCAATTGTGGAACAAAGCAAAAGAAAGAATACAACATTGAAGAAGCAATGAACATTGAATATGGTCAAGAAACAGAAGACGCTGTTTGGAACGAAGAAGAAAAAGTCTTTGAATGTGTTCTTCCTCTTTCAAAATATCCTTGTTCTTTCAGGCTGATGTCCGGCAAAGAAGAAAAAAGAATCTTGAAAAAGTTGGACGCAAACACAAAAAGAAAGCAAAACTCCACCTTGACCGATCAAATGAAAGAGATCATTGTTTC